ACTAGCAGTTAAAAAAGCTATCTACAATTACGATTCGGCAGAAAAACTCGAAGACGCTAAAATTATTGGCGGTAACCCAAATGGTATAATTTCGTATAATCAATGTCCTCAAGCGTGGGCATATCCATTATATAAAAACATGGAAGACCGTACCTGGTTTCCAAGACAGATCAATATAAGTAAAGATAAAGTTAACTATTCTAAACTTCCTGAAGAGATAAAACAAGGTTACGATTTAGTTCTATCACAACTTATTACAAATGATTCTATACAAACTAACCAGTTAATGGATAGTATTAATCAATATGTAACATCACCTGTTGTTAATGCTTGCCTATCGCACCAGGCATTGGAAGAAGCTCGGCATGCGGAGAGCTATGCTGTAATGGCAGAAGATATTTGTCAAGATACAAATAGAATTTACGAGCTTTATAAACACGATGAAGAGTTGTTCCTAAAGAATAAAGCAGTTGCTGATATGTATAATATTCTTTACCAGGGTACTACGCCAACTGAAAAGGATATATTACTAGCATTTGTAGCTAATCAGGTACTTGAAGAACTAGTGTTCCCGGGTGGGTTTGTATTTTTTTATTCTATCGAACAATACATGCCGGGTAGCAGTGCCATGATTAAGGAGATTGACCAATTAAGTCTCGCCGCTTAATAGTCTCCCTATGTAGTAATACATAGCTTCTAGTTAATAACTAGTTGATACCTTTCCTAAAAAGGGGAACTCCTAGACATAGGACAATCCTTTACTAAAAATGCTAATTTTCATCCTTACATGATCATATTATCATAAGGATTATGTATGGAAAAAGAAATAAATAATTTTCCTGGCTACAGTGTAGACGATAAGGGCAGGGTTTTTTCTAATCAAAGACGTTACGTTACTAAGAATAATATAACTGGCGCTAAACCTCGGAGAATAGAATTAAAACAGTGTAACTTTTGGACTGGGTATAAAAGAGTTACACTCACTGACAGCACTGGTAAAGTACATACTAAATCAGTACACCGTTTGGTCGCTAGTACTCTTATACCTAACCCAGAAAATAAACCACACGTTAACCATATAGATGGTAATAAACAAAATAACAATGTGGATAATTTAGAGTGGGTAACACGTGAAGAAAATCGCGACCACGCCACTAAGATGGAGCTATGGAAACCAAAATATGGTTCACAGTCACATCTTGCAAAAGTTAACGAAGATGATGTTACTAACATTATTACAGATATGATAGCCGGTAAAAGCAATAGCGATATTGCTAATAAATACGGACTCCATGATAGATACGTTTCGTTAATAAGGCACAAGAAGCGCTGGCCAAAAGTATGGGAAAATTTTAAAGACGTTGAATTACCAAACTCTAACAAACAACCAGAATATAAAGACACTAATCGAAGTAGTATAGATATTGATACACAACTTAAAATTATAGAAGAGCTTAAAACTTCTACGAATAAAGCTGTGGCTGATAAATATAAACTAGATCCGTCGGTTATGTCACGCGTTAGAGCTGGTAAAAGCTGGAAATTAGCAAATAAAATGTCAAACGACTATCGAAAAGGTAAGTAACATAGTGATGTGTTATGTAGAACCGAGTAGAGTAGGGCAGAAGTCTGTCCGAAACGGAAGGGCTCCTAGCTTATCTAACTTTAGATAAGAAGGATGAAGATATAGTCTACTCTATACAGTAATGTATAGAAGGCTGAAAAGTCTGTGTTTATCTAACGAATAAACATTAATACAAAGGAAACGGCGACGAAACTCTTAGCCATGTACCTTTATTCCAAAACATTTTTAATACTGCTATTAAAGAAACTTTTAATGGTATTATACCGGAAGAAGTTGTCGAAAAAGCACATCGTATGATTAAACATATGTGCGAAGCAGAAATAAGATGGACAACTTATGTTACTAAAGGAATATTAGGATTTTCAGAACATACTATTAAAGTGTTTATAGAATCACAAGCTAATAGCGTTTGCAAGAACTTAAAATTACCATTACTTTATCCTGTTGTTGAACTTAAAGATAACCCATTAAGAAAATTGATGCTAGATCATCTTAAAGGCGGAGAAGTCGAAAGCAAAACAATGTTCTTCGAAGAGAATGCTACTGAATATGCTAAAGGTAATTTAGACATGAATGTTGACCTAGGTTCTGTTAACTGGGACGACTAATATACATTAAGGAGGTAATTATGAATACAGAAGAAAAACCAAAAGGTATTATCGTAGAGGGTATTAAGCACTCTTTACCTTTGGATGCAAAGAGTATAGAAGAGTTAGAAATAAGAATTAAAGACTGTCTAGCTGATATTCGAAAAACTAATGATTTGTCGTTTGTAATTAAAGATATGTTTAAAGATAATATTGATTTATGTTGCAAACCTATGCGTATTAACTTTATTAAACGAAATGCCTATATTACTTATAAAGGTATTAAGATACCTACTAAACGCTTACATAATCAAAGTAAGAATAAGTTTATAAATCGGCGTGTTCTTAAAAATGTGACACCAGTTAGTGTTACTACAGAGGATTTAGGCGATTATAAAATAGATGTCGATATTAAGCTAAGATATAACGCTTAGGTGTAAAACTATGGATTATTATAAAAAATATGATTACTGGGTCATGGCTTTTGGTTTTGGATGCTTATTATTATTCTTAGCGGTGGCATTTTTCGATCCTAAATATAATAACACCTGCACAACTACAACACAAGTTATAGATAAGAAAACAGTTAAAGAAACTCTAGATGATATATCTCAGAAGCTAGATATAATACGCCAGGAGTTACAGGTGCTAGAAACAAGAGAAAAGTAGTATAGTAGTGAATCTAGATAATAAGAAGGTTACTATATGTTCGAAAGAGTAGCAATAAGGATTATATACTTAATATGTTTATTACTATCAATATCTATATTATATAGAATAATTAAATATAACTATAGTTTAATAGATACAGCTATAGCAGTAGTGTTTATAATAGCTATATTATACTGCTGCAATATGCTAGTAAAGTATATATTCTACTAACCTAAACTACAGATAGACTCTATATAGAGTCTATCTGTAGCATTTATATTTTTTATTTTAAGCTAGTAAAGGTCTTAATATAGTTTAGGTGTCAAAGTGACTAAAAAACAGTTATATATTATATATATAGTAAAGAGAACAAATATAACCTATCTAGAGTACGCTAAGTACTCTAGATAGGCTTAATAATCTCCTTGCTAAATAATATAGAAAGGAGGTACCGAATGGAACTAGACTTTCTAGAAACAGGTCCATTGGAAAATAGGTTTGATTACTTATTTCTCTCTATTAGAAATAAGCTACCTAAATATTCTAATAGTGATTCTGTTAGACTATCTAAACAGCTAGATCTTATAGAAGAAGATATAAATAAACTTTCTAGTTTAGACAACAACATATATCTTCAGCGCTATAAATATGGCTGGGTAGATAACCTAGAACATATAAACCACCAGTTAACAAGACTAGTGGGTTAAAATAAGACTATACAGAGATAATACCTCTGTATAGTCTCTTAACAGATAGAGTTAAAAGTAAAGCAGTAGCTAATAACCAGTTAGCTACTGCCAGAGTTGCTGGTAAGATCAAGTCTGAACTCTCAACTTTAGACACCAGATCTTATCAGTCTAAAACATATCTAGCTTCTGTAGTTCCAAAACTACAGCAGTTAGATAAATTGCTAGGTTACTAGCATATAAAAGCTATCTTGGTTTATAAAAGAACCAAGATAGATCATTATGTTTAATATAGTATAACTTAGTATTATATTATCTTAAATATAAATTTTAAAATGATAAAGGAGAGTACCATGTTGATGAGCACATTAACAGAGGACATTGTTAAGAAAATTGTTGCTAACCCTGCGTTAGCTGGAGTTGACAAATGGTCTATTTCAGAAGTAGGTCAACTACTTGGAAATAGAAAAGGCGTTAGGTATGAAGTAAACGAAGGAAGAGAATCCCTTCGCTTTACAATTAATAACGTAGTGTACAATAAGAGAATTAGATTATCTATCTAATCTCTTAGAGTGAACGAACATTAGGCAAAGAAGGAGGCAGCATGGAAACAATATTCCCATGTTTTGCAGATACTAATAAAAAAATATGTCCCGTATGCGGGATGTATATGAAAGCTCTAGAAGAGTATAGAGAGGCTGTTGAGATTATGGATCAGTTAGGTATAGATGCTGAGACTAAATTCGCTACAGAGTCTATGTATACCTATAGAGCAAGTGAAGCTAGGGCAGGTAAATACTTTAGCTTCGTTAAGATAGGCAGATATGAAGCTAAAAGTTTAGCTAGATTTGCCTGCAGTGCATCTAATAAAGAAACTTTATTAGCAGATATTGAAGAAGCAGATATGATCTTTAAAGACATCGATGCTTCTAAAAGATTACTATACTTACTAAAAGACGGTATAGTAACAAAAACCAAATACTAGGTGCTACTATATAGACTTAGGTCTATATAGTAGCTAGATTATTTTAACACTATAGAAAGGTAAAAAGATGTTACTTAAAGAAAATGTAGGTAGTTACTTAACAAATATACAGATAGACTCTAGAAAACCAGATAGAGAAAAGTTATTAGATATAAACGCTGAACTGCCAGTTAGGGCAGTAGGCGAGTTTAGCTTAGGCTATCGTGAAACTCTAAGAGAAGAGAAGATGGTTAAAGAAGAACTAGGTAGAGATAAACACGGACTAAGCCCAAACCAAATAGAATCTATACTAGTATTCTATTCGTTCTTAAAAGAAAAAGCTTTCAGAACTGGAAAGTATATGAAAGTCGAATCAGTACGCTACGCGTTTGCATATAGCGAATTACAAGCGCTACATGATGAAAAAGAAATAGGCGATGCAGCTGAAACTATAAGAGCTTCAGATGTGATCTTTATGGACAGAGATAGAGATAATCTATACTGTGTTTATGACAAACAAGTACATGTAATAGAATTAAGATAAGGAGTGTAAAGATGTTCTTTAAAGAAATACAAGAGATTAAGGAAGTATCTCTTAAACCAGAGCTACTAAGTAATGTAAACGTAGATAGGTCTATCGATATTGATAGACCTTTAGTTGGAGTCTATTCAGAGGCATACGAAACAGTAGCCTCTGAAATAGAGGACGTAAAGAAAATGCTAGGTATGGGTAACATGCCTAGCAACCGTAAAAGGGCAATATTGGCTATGCACCAGTATCGCCTTGATATAGCTTTAACAGAAGGCAAAATAGTCCAAGTTAAAGCTATAACTGTACCTGCTGCTTTAGAGATAGTAAGAGGAAGGTTTAACGAACCTGCTCTTACAGATGGAGTGTATGCGGCTGATATGTTATTCACTACGGCCGACTCTAATAAAGTCTTGTTTATAGTTAACGGTAGTGAAGTTGAAGAGTATCGTAACTGATAACACTAGAGCTCCTATAGGAGCTCTAGTACTTCTATACTATTTTTTTTTGATCTTATAACAGTATATTATAAGATACATTACTTAGTAAGGAGTTTATCATAAGTTATAGAGACGATAAATGGTATGACTTTATGAACTCTCTCAACTACAGGGATGGTGTCTTTATAGATAAAAGAGAGGTAGTTACCACGCTTAAAGCTGAGATAGAAAAAGCTTATCAAGCTGGTTTATCAGATTTTGTACCAGAGAAAGTAAGCTGGGGTTCTATAATACTAACTAGTCTTATGGTTAATATTATAGTAGCTGGTGCTAGCATACTAGGTACACTAGCATATATAATTTATAGTTAGAGTATGAGTACTATTACTCATACTCTAATATTTTTTATGCTATATTAAGAGAAATGATAAAGTAAGGAAGATTATGAAAACTATAATAAAGATGGCTAGATTATATAAAAAATTAAAAGATTATTACGACTGCGGTATAACAGCAAAAGAGCCCGATATAACGAAATATAATAGAGGTATAATAAAAGTATTACTTAAAGAACAAAATGCTCCTAGAGGGCTTGTAAATGGCTTTATGAACACTAATATGAAATCTTTAAATATGCCATTAGTAAATGCTACTACTTTAGATCTATTTGGATTAAAAGAGCTAGATATGATACCAGATGTAGATAATAGAGTAACTATAGAGATGTTAGCTATAATAAATAGTTTAATAACAGCTATAGTATGTTATAGGCATGAAATAGAAGCTGATGGCAAATTTGATATAGTAGAGTTTATAACTATGACTACTATAGCACAAGATAGAGCAGATCTATACTTAAGTACTGAAGGTAGTGATGATATAGATATAAAGAGAGCAGAGAATGCTATACTAATAGTAAATTGGTTTTTAAATGGTATAACACCACTGATAGGTAGTATATGCAAATACTTAGAAAAGAATAGTAAGGGAGATATATACACTACATTTAGTATGGTAACACATAAAAGTTTCAACTTTTACTATTTTGAAATAGAAGATAAAAAAGTATAGAGTAAGAACCTATATGGTTCTTACTCTATATAAATTTATAGGTTATAATGTGTCCATACGATGTTTGTGTAGGACTACATAAGGTCCAACACGCGTTTCGGGAGCTGCTTGTACAGTTGTTAAATCCGTATTGTTACTATTAGCTACAAAAGGTTTTTCTGGTATGCATATAAAGCCTACGTAGTAGCCTTGTGGAGCAGAGGCATCGCTCCAATCTAAATAATCAAATCCTAAATAGCTAGTAGAACTCATTCTTAGTCTACCATTATTAGTATTAACTATTTCTCCATATAAACTTCTAGCGTCTTCTTTAGAAATTCTATAACTAAGTTCATCTCCAAACGCTTGATATTCATCGTCGATAAATCTAGCTCGCCTTACTAAATCTAGCATAGTTTCACCAGGGCATCCGTCTCTATTATCTAATAAGAATATAGGTTTAAGATACTTAATAGTATTCGTAGTACCATTGCTATCTGGTTGTGTAAATGTGTAATTATCGTAAATTACGCTAGCACCAGATTTAATCCTATTTACATAGCTCTCTATATTAGAAGTACTAGATGTAAACAATCTCTTATTAGGTAAAACAAGTAAGAAACCATGCCATAAGAAGATATGCCACTTATTTATAGTATTATAGCCAGTACTTATACCAGCTTTAGTAAGTTCTGGTAATACACCGTTAGCAAAGAATCCTTTGTCCTCTACAGTATTAATATAAGCTGATAACGCTTGTATATCGCCATATATAAACTCAGGATTTTGATTTGCATTAGGGAAACCTATATAAGTAGTTGTTACCATACCTAGGTCTGGTCCGGTCTTATAATAATAATCTCTATTATCGTATGTTTCTGTTCCATGGTATTTTAATATATCATCACCTAGTACTGCATCAGTGTTAGCAACTATAGATGTAACAAGTGTAGCGTCGTTAGCCATAAACGTTTCATTCTTAAGCATAATTACGGTATCTTCTCTACCAGAGCCAGATATATAATCATAAACTCTTTCATACTTACTATATGTAGGGTGTAGAGCCGCATCTTCAGCTTCTGTTCTATACTCTCCATCTACTACTAGGTTACGACTAGTATTATAACTACATTCCATCATAGGTCTTATAGTATTACTATAGTAAACTTTACGAGATCTAGTATCTGCTTCTGATACTAAGTTAAATCTACTTAAACCTAGTTTAATTCTCCTAGACCCATTTGGATCTATATTAATACTAGCTTGTGGTTGATACATAACTTTAGCAACACAATTGATAGTAATATCTTTAGGTTGATCACGTTTAAGATCTTTAGATGTTTGGTAATCTAGTATATTTCTATCTACCATCTCTTGCGATATTCTAATGTAATCTTTAAGATCTGCTATAGATAGCACGCTATAAATAGATCCTGCATAAGACATAGGTATACCATGTATAAGCATCATAATAGCTAATCTAGTTTTCATATTAGAAGCATTATTATTACCTGCCTCATTAGGTAATAACGCATCGTCTATAATAGCTTTATGTAAAGACGGCAAATCAGTATTTTCACTACCTACACCATACATAACACCTACAGTAGTTATAAAGTAATCACCATTATATAAGAATACTCCATTTCTCATTGGTTCACCAAGTGTTATCTCGCCTAATATATTTTGTAATTGCGTTTCAGGATCGAAAGGATAGTTAGGCATAGCAGAACCTGTATTAAACTTTCTATAGATAAAAGGCATTAATGGTTGTGCTATATAACCTTTCTCTACTCTACCTGTTCCATCTAAACTTTCTACTATTTCTTCTACCACAAGTTTACCAGTATCATAGTCATAATGTCTAGCTCGGTTAGAGTTTAAGATACTAATCATATCAGGTGTTGATACATTATTCTTATCAGTACCTTCGATATTAAAGATAAAACCGTCGTCACGATCTTTACTGTTAATCCATGGTATATACTTATGTATATATTTAGGACGCTTAGTATCGGTTTTAAAATCTACTAAATAATCGAAATTCTTTCTAGAGCTATTCTTATTTTTAATAACACCAACAAAGAAAGTATGGTATTTAGTAGGATCATAATTTAGCTCTTGTTCTTCTGTTAACTTTTGATTATTGCTAGTATAGTCAAAAGTCCTATAACCATCTATCTTACCTTTACTAACTGTACCAGTTGGTAACTTTTCGTTAGAATCTAGATATTCTAATATACTAAATACATGTGTATCAAAATAGCCCATTTTAGGATAGAAGTATTTTAAATTACCTATTCTATTTGTAAAAATAGGAATATCTCGACGATAACTTGTAAAATGTCTTATAGGATAATCTTCCAGTACAGGTGCGCTTACAGTTACTGACATACCATTACCAGTATCAGATTCTGCATATGGTTTTTTAGTATTATTAGTAAGTGTCATAAGTGTTATACCATCAGCCGGTACAAGTTTAATACGTGCGCTAGCATAATCTGGCATTGACGAAGATGGACCAGAAGTACCATTTATAACATCATCTTTCTTTTCCCTATTATAAACAAACCATATCGTGTCTGAGAATCCAAATTTTCTAAGTTTAGCATTATCATAGCTTATAGAGTTACTAGGTCCATAGCCAGTCTCGCCTCTAACTTCACCATTATATACTGTACCACTACCTCTTCTTGCTTTTTCAGAAAGGCTATGTATCTCACTAGCACTTGGTGTATAGCCATCTCTATAATCCATAGCAGAGTTCCAAGTTTCATATGTATAATAGTTTGTACTATCGCTATAGAAACTAACTAGCTCTGCGCTTTTAATATATTTACTAACATTATCAATAGGTACCATAGTACCATTAACTTCTCTAGTAAATTTAATACCATATGTTACACCAGTACCAAATGTTGCTTTTACATCTGGTTGTGTATTAACATATATAGTAGCGTCTAATCTTACTTCAACACTAAATAAATCAGATTGTCTCTCTGGAGAGTGTTTAACACCATCTGGACCATATACTATAGCACCTACTCTATATTTCTTATCAGGATCAAAACTACCATAGTCTATAGTTATACTAGTAGTATTAGCAGAGTTATTCTCAGAGCTCCATACTTTAGTACCATTCTGTTCGTATAGATACCAACTAGTATTACCAAATGTCATACCAGCTTGGTTATTATTACGCTCTATAGTTACTACTGGTTTTTCACCACTAGTATTTACAGTCATATTAGTAACTTTATAGTATACATCACTAGTATTAAAAGTAAAGGTTTCTGGTACACTATAGACACCAAAGTCTTTATGTACATAAGTTACTTTAACTTTATACTCTGTATTATCTTCTAGTCTAGCTGGTAGTTTAAAAGTATCTATTCTACTATTAGTACCATCTGGTCTTAATCCACTATAGACATATCTAAAGCTAGGTTCTTGACCATATACTACTTTTCCACTATTATTATAACCTTGATAAATATCCCATATAGCATAAGCATCATTATCTAATATATTAAACGTAGATAGACTAACTTGTTTTAATCTACTCATATCAGATTCAGATTTAGTCCAATATGTACCATAACTAAAACTAGACTCTATAGCAGTGGTTCTATTAGCGTAGTTAGTACCATTAACAGAAGCTAATGGAGCTTTAAGCTCTGGTACTCTCATATCAGTACTGTCTATTACTTCCCAATTACCTACTTTCTCTATAGTTAGTTTTACTTTAAGAGGTAATATAGTACTATAGTTAGCTATAGATTTCTCGCCAACTACTCTACCTTTAGCAGAAAACTCTATATACTTACTACCGTCTTCATCTACAGTAGTAGCAGCTCCTAAGTATCTTTTAACACTACTAGCTGGTATAGTATATTTAAGTTCTTTACCATACTTATCATCTAGGTCTTTATCTAGCCTAACTTCAACAGCTTGTTTCTTATTAAAATCTTGTAGAGTCCATGTTAAGTATAACATATTCTCCTGTACAGGTTGCGTAAATGGAGCCATAGTAAGCTCTAGGTTACCATTCTCTAACATCTTAAGAGTTATCTCTTTAGTTAGGTTTATATTAGCATTAGAAGGTGTTCTAAACTCTAATCTAGCTGTATTACTAGTAGACTTAGAACCTTTATAAGTACACTCTATAGTATAGCCATTATCTGGTTCTAGCACACCAGTAAGGTTAATAGAAGTAAGCTCTTTAGATTTAGGTTCTGAGAATACTAATGCTGATGTGGCATTACGTACTATCCAACTAGTAAATACATGTTCATCAGTACCAGATATAACATTAAATGGTGTACCATTTACTACAAACTTACCATCTGCCGAGCTAAATGTAAGTACAGGAGTCTCTATAGCAGATGCTGGTGTTTTATAAGTACCTATGGCCATTCTAGTCTTACTAAATACAGGATGATCTGTGTGGTATACTAATGTAACTTTATAAGCTGTATTAGGTTCTAATAGACCAGTCTCTACTTTCCACTCTGTTAGTTTAGTAGTATCCATAGTTAGCGTTTTAATAACTTTATTATCAGACTCTCTTATTATAGACCAACTAGAAGCAGTATGATTTACACCAGTAAGATTACCTACTAGTTTAAAAGGTGAACCTTTAAGTAATGGAGTAGCTCCATCTTCTATAACAGATAAGCTAGGTATAGCTACAAAACCTTCTGGTGTAGTAAACTCTAAACTATCTGAATATGGAGATGCTACATCATTACTAATGAACCTATATTTTACATAGATCTTAGTACTAGCTGTATCTATAGCTGGATACCAACCATCTCTATAGATAGGATCTCCAGTACTATCTAATATAGTACTAAAATCTTCATTTACAGAAGCAACCCACTCAGTAGCTTGATGCTCTCCTACGAATGTATCATTGGTTCTATATGTAGCTATAGGAAGTAATTTAGCATAAGCTTCAGGATGCTCTAATGGAGTCTCTCTAATATCTGGCTTAAGTATCTGTGTATTACTTATATTAGCACCGCTATTCAATATGTCCCTAAGAGTGGTATCGGTTATCAATGTTCCTGATCTGTCAGGAGTTTTGACATTAATATCCTTAGGCGTATGACCTGTTCTGATAGATTTAAAATAGATAGAACTCTGGTCGTGTATACGTAGTTCTGCCATAACCTATTCTCCTTTTTAAATTTAATATACAAAATTTCAATATCTATAACCTGGTTAATAAGCTTACTAACCAGTAGATCAGGTAAAGTTTTACCATATAAGCTATAAAAAGACACTATAGAGCAAGTATTTCTACTTGCTCTATAGTATACTGTTTAGTTTAAATAATCTATTTTGATTATCTACTGGTATAAGATCTTTTATAACCGAATTCTCTTTTAGTCTATTAAGTAGGCTAGTGTAACCTTTTACTAATCCCATAGAGTTAGTTAAAGGTTCTGAAGTTAATATATTAACATCAGCATTCGGACTGTATTTAACTATTTCTTCAGATAGATTAAGACCATTAAACTCTATATAATCATCTTTTATCTTTATAATACTATCAGAAAGTATTATATCTACAAATGCTATATCTATCTTGTTATCCGATATATACTTATAAGCTATCAAATTACTATATTTACCAGAACATATTACAATCTTATAGCTACTAAATATATCTTTATGGTACATAGTCTTAAGCTTTTGAAAATCTAATTCTAGTAACTTAAGTACTGATGGTATATCATTAACTATAAGTAATGTTTTATCTCCATATTCATTATGTATAAATGGTTCTGCTAAAGGCATAGAGTCTATAGCTCTCTTTAATTTAGCTAAAGACATTTTATATTCAGCTTCTTCTATAGTAATATTATCACAAGTAGCTATAGATGTAGATGTATCTATTTTAGGACTGAAGAGTATATCTTTTATTTTAGTTAAAAAACCTTGACCTATCATCTCCTGATTCTCCCTAATTACATTATATTATACTTATAAACTTACCTAAGGCTTTAATAAACTCTAAAGCATGGTTAGTAGCCTCTGGATCTTGTTTATGTAACCAGTATAGTGCAAGATATACCATTATACCTAGGTTAATAAAGAACATCCACTTCCACCGTTTGAGAGATTTTATCTCTTTACCTTGTTTCTCCATAATAGAGTACATAGCATTCATAGTCTCATTATCTCTATGCTCTTTCTCTTTAAGAGCTGTCATTACTGTTCTTATAAGACTAGATTGCTCATAACTCATTGCCTTAAAGTTAGCATCGTCCTTAGACTCTTTAAGTAACATATATTCATATAGTGCTGGATCTGTCTCTAGTAAATGCCTTACTTTATCAATGCCAGCCTCACTAAGAGGATCTACCTTTAACTTTGCAGAGAACCCCATGTCCATCTTATTAAATAGCTTTTCTAAAGATTCTGATTCTGCCATAAGACTACATCCTCTCTATCAAAATTTAAATCATTATCTAAAAGTATTAAATACTATAGACTTCCAATTACCTTCTATATCATACTTAAGCATTAGTAGATATATAGTGTTTCTCTTAATTTTCTCCATAGGCATACTAAATGTATATGGAGCGTTATCGTAGTTGACTGTTGTATCAAATGCAGTATCACCTTTACCATTATTAAAGCCTATAAGTTTAAATCTAACTGATTTAGCATTCTTATAGGTATTAAGAGTAGCATTAACAGCTACTGATATAAAATCTGCATGTGATATAGCTTTAGATACTCTTATTATATTAGCATCTGAAGATTTACTACCTACATAGATAGTTTTAGTAGCTATTTGACTACTATCTCCAGAACTAGCATGGAATACAGCTTTTATTCTATATACTGTATTCATATCTAGTATTACATTATCTACTAGTATCTTAGATTTAAATATCTCATCATTTAGAGACTTCCAAATGACTTTACCAGATAGAGTCTCTATCCAGTATGAAGTAGCTACATGTGTAGCATCTCCTATAGCTGCAAACTCTTTAGGTATAATATAGAATCCTGTAGCTACATGATCTCTAGGATCTGAATCAGTAGTAATATCAGGACTATTGACTCTAGATGGTAGATCTGATTGATTCTCTACATCGTCAAAAGCTTTATGTGTCCAAACATCAAGGTTAGTCCACTTATGAGCTCCCTTATTAGTAACTACCTGTGCTCTAGCATAGTATCTAGTACCAGGATTCAATGTCATCTCTACGAAGATAGAGGCTCTGTTTATTCTATCTTCGTAAGATGAAAAGACTAATTTACTTCTATCAAAGTTTTTAGCAGTACTGATTTCCCAATTGGTATAAACCCAGTCTACATTATTACTCGTATCTATATTCTTAAGACGTAATACAAGCATACTCATTATCTGTTACCGCCTTCTTTATATTAATATTCTTATTAACAAAAATGTCAGCCATAACGATTTCCAGTAAGTATGGCTTATGATTTCTTCTTTTTAAATAGGGTAAATAACTTTAACCACCACGATTTGATTTTATACAACTTAAGTAAAAATATTACTTTATGTATAGCATCTCTAAACCTAATATAGAGACTATATCTTCTAAGCTTAATAGGTTCTGTACTAGTAAACATATCATATAGATCTTGTGGACTATATTCAGAACCTTCTGTTCCATATAGTTTACTATAGCCTAATAGCTTAAGTATCTCTGCTATAAGCTCAGAGCAGAACCAACGTTTATTATATAGGTTAATACCAAAGACTTGATTCCATACTAAACCTGTAGTATCATAACTAGGGCATACTTGTGTTTTAATATACTCTAGTATGTTATTATAAGTATCTTCAGATAGCTCTATCTCTGGTAGCTCTAAGTATTCATACTTATCATGGTCTAATGGTTTAAGTTTTTTAACATATATACCTTCAGCAGGAGTAGCAGAGATCCATTGGTCTCCCAATATGAGCTCTGCATGGTAGTACTTAGAATGGCACCACCAGTTGATTACCTTAGCTATAAAACCAGAATCTTTAGTATATGGTCTTAGAGCTATAATTGGTTTAATTTTCAACATCCATGTCTCCTAACATTATTAAGCTTTAACTAACTGGTTAAGAGCTAATGTATAGCACTGATCGAATATATCTTTAACTTTAGGTTCAGTAGCTGCATTATGTTCATTCTCTACTCTACCTACTCTATTATAACCTTTATTAGTACCGAATGCTAACAATTGATCTACAGATAGTTTAGCTAACTCCATAATAGTAAGTGCTTCAGCACTGAAGCAAGCTTGAATATGCGCTGCTATATACTTAGCTAGTGTACAAATTTGTTCATAGTTAAGTTTAGCAAAGTTATTATCCATATCTTTCCAATCGTAGATACGTTCACATTTACCAGAAGCAACTACATCCAGTATACCTAGTGTAACATAACCAGTTACGTTCTCTTTTGCAAAAGAATCTGAATCAAATCTTCTACCGAATAACTCTACACCACCGACTGATTTAGCATCTCTTAATGCTTTTATCTCTGGTTTAAGGTTATCTACTAGAAAAGCTACTGTAGCTTCAGTTGCTTTACCAGCTAGTGTAGCTAGTTGTTCATCTCTATTAACCATAACGCCTTTAGATACATATAGAGTAAAGTCTTCTATATAGTTCTCTCGCATAGGTATTAATAAATCATTAACCTCTTTAAGTCTAGCTACTTGATCTTCTGTAGCTACTAAAGGCTCTATCTTAAGATCTTTATATTTATTAGGATAGGTATTAACCATAAACGTAATATCTTCTGGTCTATCTGTATAGATAGTCTCTTCTTTACCGCTATAAGCACTATAGAATGTAGTTTTAGTAGTATAGAAACTAAATTGATTATTTTCAAACTTAATCATCTCTTTATTCCTTTATAATAGAATTTATATATTATAGTATAGATACTACATATGTAGTATCTATATTTTTATTTTAAGCTGTAGGCATTTCAAACACTGTAGAGTCTTCAAATACTAACCTAGCACCATGGTCATTTCTAGCTATATCTTTATCTACGTAATACGCAGCTTCTAGTTGTGTACCACCTCTAGATATAACTTCATTGTTATTAACAGTAGTTAGTACGAAATCATGACAACCGTTACCAGAGTAGTGCTCGAATACACCTAGGTTAATGTTATCAAACTTCTCCCAGTTTCTACCAATCTGATAGCCACCGTGATAGTTATTAACATCCACTATGAGCGGTATATGTTCTGCTACTCTATATATAAGTTCATTCCACTCTGAGAATCTAAATAGGTTAGCATTAGCTACAAACTTATCATTAGGTAGATCTTCTAGCGGTCCTAAGTCAAAATAGTTAGGTCCTCCACGTAGTATCCTTACATCATAGGTATTACTATCTAATGTAGTAACTTTTCTATTTTCATAGTTATCTAGTTTTACATCAGATCCATATACTAAACCTAGCTCTTCTAGATCTCTAAAGCATATACCATATGCTATAGAACCTCTATTTACTAATAGTCTTTTACCATGTGAATAGAATGCTAAGAACCCAAAGTCTAAGTTGATTCTAGTACCTTTAATTAATCCTAATGTAGTATAGATATTAAACTGGTCTATCGTATTAGGTACTACTCCAAAGTAACCAGTATCTGTATATCTATCATACTGTAATGTAGGATATTTCTTTCTAGCGAATAACCATGGTTCTTCGTATTGTGAAATATACTCTAGTACTATTCTAAGTACTCTATTTCTATTATTACCATGTTCTAAGTCTACACTACCTAAGTTAGATACTTTAGCTTGTATACCTTCTATTCTATCTCCTAACCAAGTACTTGAAGATAGATCTGTAGTTATAATATGGTTAGTATCTTCTACATTTTTAAATCTATATAGCTCTGTAGATTCTGCTTCTGTTAGTAACCTAGCCCAATATAGTCTTTCTCCTATACGTATAGTACGTCCTCTACCTATTAACCCAGCTACTGCTAGATCATTATAGCTTACATTACTTAACTCTGGAGTATCATATACATATAGTATCTTACCGCCTACCATATACTTACTTAAAGTAGATTCAGTAGCTATCCAGTTACCTTTTGCTATATTACCAGTAGTATAACCAGTTTTATTATTATCTACTATAGTAGGTTGGAATCCTATATTTCTTAATAACCATCTATAGGTACATAAGTCATTTCTATCATCTTCTTCCCAATAGGTTATACCAGAGCTAGATTCAACACCAGGTACTCTATTCTTATTAAGATGTACATTATTACCTTGTGCTGCATAAGCAGAAGTATCTAATGCTCTATATAGAACATTATTATGTAGTACTTGACTATCAAAGTTATACTCTGTTACGCCATTCCATATGCCAAGATAGTTTCTAGTATCATTAAGCTGATTATAGTTAAACTTACCATAGTACTTAGTAGTATCGTTATTAGAATCATCTCCTACTAGTACTGTCATAAGTCCATCTTCTGGTATCTCTATAAACTTAGGTCTAGTTCTAAATGTTATAGATACTTTTTCAGATGGTCCAAATGCTTCTCCATAGTAAATACATTCTAATAGATAATCTGTATTAGGCATAAGTATAGGATCTAATATATTATAGCTAGTAAGCTCTTCTGGTTTCTCAGTCTCTACGTTAAGTATCTCATCTCCTGTGTTAACAGTTACTACTCTCCACATAGTTTTAACGTGTTTATCAGTATCTGTATTAGTTCTAAATGGCGTACCTGTTATAGTAGGAAACCTAGGTACTTGATCTTGATAACCAGATATAGTCAATGTAGGATTTTCTACATAGACATTAGGAGTCTGTATGTAGACTGGATCTGATGTTAAAGATGTATAGTTTCTACCTAGTATCTTAACTGTTATCTTATATAATGTATCTCTCTTTACTCCATCTAGTCTAGAGATCTTAAGTTCTTTACTAGCCCATGGTTGTATCTTATCTTGTACTAATGTAGCTACTTCATGCTCTACTGGAGCTATAGCTGGATCTGAAGATGGTTCTCTCTGTACTTCTATTACATTCCATATGACAGACTCTGCTTGGTCTTCATCTCCTAATACTATATACTCAGATGGTTTAGCAGATATAATAAGTCCGTGTACTTCAGCAGTTACTATAGGTTTCTTAACAGTTACATTAACTGTTTTAAATACCTCTTCTGCCCATGGTGAGTTAAGTTTAGTACCTAAGTACCTAACTTTTATCTTATAGTTAGTATTAACTTCTATATACTTACGATCTATAGTAAGGAATGTATCAGTATCTTCTTTTATCCACTCTTTAATTAAGTTATCTCTACCAGTATTAGCATGGTTATATAGTATCCACTGTGTACCACGCATAGTATCTGTAGCTTTTATAGTTCTAAATGGACTTAACTTAATAGTAGGCTGCATACCTTTAGAAGTAATATTGATACTAGGTGGCTCTATACCTATATAAGGTGTAGTCATACCTAATACAGAACTATCAGATGCTCCAAACTTATTACCTATAGCAGTTACTGTAACACTATACCTTGTAGAAGGTTGTAATATACCATCTGGTATCTTATAAGTATACATAGGAGTATCTACAGCATGTACTACATGTTGTGGTATAGCAGATTGATCTACTACTACTATATTAAAGTTCTTAAGAGTATCAGAACCTTCAAAGCTTGATATAGGATCTATAGCTACAGATACTGAGTTATCAGGGTTAGTAATAAGTTTAAATACTGGAGCTTTTAGTTTAAAGTTACCAGTAGTAAATACTAACCTACCATAGGTAGTTTTATATCTAGTACCTGTATAACTACAAGTTACTAAGTAGCTTGTATTAGGTTTAAGTTTAACATCAAAGTTAGTAGTAGCATCCTTAAAAGGAAAACCTAGCATATACTTAGTATCATCATTAGGTAGTTTACTTATAGAGTATGTAGGTCTAAAATCAGTACCTAGCATACCATTGATCTTTTCAGATGCTGGATCATAAGCTTGATCTAATTCAGTTACAGTCCATTTTACTAACGCTAACGGATCTTGCGCTTCAGCACCAGCTACACCTGGGGCCATTCTATATGGACTAGCTGTAATAGTAGGACTAAGTTCATTTTGGTTTATGCTAAGTGTGGGTATCTCTACTTTAAAACTAGGCATAGTTACTCTAATAGGTTGTGTAAACGGACTAGAGTGTGGGTATGATATATATCTAGCTCTTACATAGTAAGTACCAGATGGCACATTTACACCCATAGGATTGAATTTATTAAACTCTCCATTTGGTACATCAGCTTCTTTAAGTCTTACCTTATAAGCTATGTTAGCAAAATCAGGTGTACCTGAGAATTGCCACTCTACCATATTAACTAAACCTTTAAAATTCTCATTAGGTAAATAAGGTGTTAATTCAAATACTGTAGTATTAGTTACCACATCTCCATCTTTGGGAGTGAGTATAGATGGATAGCCCATTAAGAATGGAGTTTTTATCTTAGATATATAGTCATATACCGAAACATCAGATAGTAAAGTAGCGTCTTCTATATCAACAAGATCTAACTGTACATTTTCTGCTAATGTATTATCTCCAAACTTCAAGGTGGTTGTACTATCATGTTCTCTGTTATGCGAAATAATATTTGCTAACATTCAAGCTCCTTGAATAATTATAAATACATAAAGGGCTATAAGCTAATATAGCCGATTTGTCAGTGATCGAATCGCCTTACTAACTGCATATAGAACTATAGAGTATACCTATATACTAGGTATACTCTACAGCAACTAAGTTAAAATAATGAAAAGGTGATAGTAAGGTATGTACACTAAACAAATTAATAAAGAGACGTATTATTTATATAAAATTTAGTCAAAAGGCAAAGAACACTATCTTTATAAATAACACAATGTAAAATCAACTTTTTATTAAGATAATAACTTTAAGGTAAATGGCTTCTATCTTATCCAGGACTTGCTATACCTTACTATCATAAGATATATAACTATAAGAAAAAAAGTAAGTATACTAGTAGGCATATGCCTACTAGTATACTTATGGTTGTTGTACTCTTCTTTCGAAGTGTGGAGTGTCTATAAACGAAGTGTAGAACCCACCCCATTGGTTAATCTCACAGAGACTACACCAATATCTACCAATTGGTTCTAGAGATGCTTTATCTTGTAGCCATTGACCATCTTTAAATATAAATAGGTCTATAGCACATTTAACTAAATGGTTAGACTTATTAGTTTTAGACTTACCAGTTCTCATGTAGATTTCTTGTTGTTCAGGAGTCCTTAATAGTTCTCCACCACGTACTTCATAACCATTTTGATGTAAGTAGATAAGTAGTTTACTTACATCTCGCATAAAGGCTTCTTGATGTTGACCTAATGTCATAATCGTTAAGTCCTTTCTTTAAAGAATGTGATATATTTGTTATTCAAATAGATCATCACCTGTATCATCCTCAGCATTAGCTTCTATATGATCATCGTTAATGTTCTCTAATATAGGAGCTCTATACGGGAACGGTAAGGTAAAGTATAACAAATTATCATCGATTATTCCTACTCCTCTATGCTTGCCTCTTTGAACAGTAAGATGCCATTGCTTATTTATCTTAGCTTTATATATATAGATCTCAAAATCTATTACTTGGTCTATCTGTCTAGAACCTTCTGTATAACCTTTACCAGCTACTTCTTTTACAAACATAGAGTCTTGTATACCATTTCTTACTAGAGCTTTAGATTCTGTAGAAAGTTGGTGGCAGTTTATAATCGCTATGCCTTTAGAACTTCCAAAGTTTCTTACTCTTCTAAACATATCTCTTAATGCAGTACCAGCAGGTCCACTGTTATCACAACCTGTAGTAGGTAATATAGCTAAATAGTCTAATACTAATAATTGTATTTCATAACCATTAGCTTCATATTGATTAACCATATTAAAGATACTTTGGTAGGTCCACATAGAAGGATCTGCCCTTATAAGTATGATTTCAAATCCATTCTGACCTAATCTCTTAATAACATAATCCTGTATCTGTTCTGTAGTAAGATTTTTAATATCATCTTCTGTATTTTCAGGTAGCTTTCTATTTTCGTTATAATATAGATAAGTATACATAAATTCTAATGTATCTACTATTTCATCTTCAAAACTAAGATATATTAAAGCTGGTTTCTTTTTAGGATCTTTCATTTGTGGTTTATTAAATCTTGCTATTTGCATAAATACAGATTTAACAAAACCTGATTTATAATTATGCTGTAAAGAGTTTACAGTACCCATTTGCCCTTTACGAAATCCGCCTTGTAGCATTCTATTAAGTTGTACCCAACCTGTCTTAAGTATACCACCTTCTTCTTTAGTAGCTTTAAGGTTGTTAACTATATTATCCATATCATCTTTAGAAGAGAGTTGTAATGTATTAAGTACACCTGGGTCTTTAGTAGTTGTCTTCTGGCATAGTGACTCTAGCTCTGGTAGTATATCCATTACATCATCACTAACAGTTTTCTTTATATTACCAGTATTAAGGTTATAAGTTAATGTATTTAGTTTCTGTATAACCATAGCAGATTTATAATATTGCATAACTTTATTAACCATAGAGTTAACAGAACGTTTCATGCCACCATCTGTCATCTCTGTTTTAAGTTGATCTGCAGCTGTATCGTAGTACAGTTGATTAGTCTTAAAGATAACTTTAAGTTCTGCTAATAGATTACCTTTATCATCATAGGCTTCTGGATTAGCTATCATTCTGTTAAGTAGATCTATAAGTAATGTATCTGGATTACTAAGATCTCCTTCTAACATATCTCTGCGTTTAGGTTTAGTAACATTAAGTATAGACTTTACTAAGTTTCTACTATCATAAGTTCCGTCTTTAGTTATCTCTCGTTCTCTAAACAATAATATAACACACGTTATAAGAATATCTATTCTATTCATAACACTTTCCTTGTTCTTTTCATTATTTACAATATTTTACAATTTGATACATCTAAGTATAGTATATCTTTTAAAAAAGATACACAGATATAGTACTATTCAAGATTTCTGATTTTTTAGTATCTATCTATAGGAGTTTATATTCTATAGGTTATACTATAGAATGTAATACTAAAATCGTATAAGGAGATTTTACTATGGAATTTATAACTGGTAAAGAGAATTTTAACGATAGAGGCTTAACTACTCTATTTGTACCAGATTACGTAGTAGGTAACCCAGTATCTGATAAGATACTTTCTAATATAGAGTTCTATTTTAGAAATGATCTTAATAATAGTAAACCAGATGGTGAGGTTCTATTAAGTAAACAACCTAATGTGACTATAACAGATGTTAATAACAGAAAGATTATTTATGGATTAAAGGATATAGGTATACCAGAGTCTGATATTATTAAGCTATTGACTACTGATGCTTATATTAAGACATATTTAGGATTACCTGTTAACACTGATGTAGATATGGATAACGTAAAACTATCTAGGTTAGCTAGAGAGTCTGAAGCAGTTCTAAAGTCTTTGACTATAGATAAAGAAGTTAGCGATAGCTATATACAGGATATTGCAATGAGTAATATCGAAAAACCCTATAACGTACGCTGCACTAACAATATACTATTTATTGTTATGCATAGTGGGTTCGGTAACTTACTTTTAAGTAACCAATCTGTATTTGCTAAAATGTTGACTTCTGATATAGTTAGAGAATATCAGAATCATTTCGGTACTAGCAAACTACATAGTAGTGTGTTATTTAATGTTTATTTGCAAAAACTAGATACTTATATCTATAGCTAGGATATAAAGTAATACTAGTAACGAGGATTGTTGTAGCATAACAAGGAATTGTACATACGAGGATATAATAAAAATAGCCATAAAAGGAACCCATATGAGTATGAATAAAACTCAAATTAAAGGTATTTTCGATGCTATGATGGCATCTGAAAAAGTATATAAATCTCTAGATCGTAACTCAGTAGCTGACTTTAGCTTCAACTCAGAGTCTCTATCTAGCCAAGATAGACGTGTTGCTGAAGATAGCTTTAGAAGTCTTAAAGAGACTATCGAGTCTACACTAGATGGTATTAACCTAGAGTCACTAGGTGGTAACAGAGGTGTTGAACTAACTCCAGTTCAAAAAGCTGCTGCTGTTCAAGCTGCTGTTATGACTATTAACCCATCTGCTTATACTAAAGCTCTTAATGGATCATTCGGTTCTGTTAAACCAGAAGATACTGGTCTTAACTTCGAGTCTGTAGATACAGCTCTTGACTTTAACTCAACACTTAAAGATCTAAGTGTCAACTTAGAGGCATTCGATGGTCAACAACTACAATCAGTTTACTATACTACAATTGCTCTAGCAGTTGCTACTAGTAAGCAAGATGAGTTTGCAGAAGCATTCTTCCCACTAATCGTTATGAACCCAGCTGATGCTTTCTACGAAGTTAAAATTAATATTGATAACTTTGTAAAAGAGTATAGACACATTACTCCAAGAGGTATTGACGTAGACTTTGGCGAAAAACCAATCTTGAAACACCTTTTCGATAATGAACTACTTAACGATAACAGATTGAAAATTAAACCATTTATCGACAATGACCCTGATAAAGAGTTCTTAGTACAAGATGCTAAATTTGGCGTTACTGTAAACGGTGAAACTTTCAACTCAGCTCCATATAGAATGGGTGCTAACATCGACATCTTCGGTGTAACTAATACTAAAGCTGATCTTGCTAAAGGTAGTGTAACAGATTTTACAGACGCACTAGATCGTGGTATGAGTCTTACTAACCTATACGTAGGTTTCCAAAACGCTGCTCAAAAAGATCTACAAGTTAAACTTGACCTATCACATAGACCAAGAGTACACTTCCAACTACCAGCAGAAGGTATGAACAAAGAGCTTACTGCTAACTTCAGCGGTGAATTCGTTCTTAATACTAAGTCTAGCAAAGACTTCCAAGATAAAGAGAACTCTGATAATGCTCTATTCGGTGCTACACTAGCAGGTGGTGATGAGTATGCTGTTAAAGTTGAATTAGCTGTTACTGGTTCTGTAAGAACAGATAAAGGTACTATCAAACTTAACGCTACTAAACTTGACATCCTAGAGATTAAGAAAGTTGATGATGGTACTATCGTAACTGATCTTAAAACTGGTGTTGGCCAACAAATTGCAGAAGCAGTTGCTAAAATGTCAGTAGTTGGTTATGATCTTGATGTAGCTGTTACAAATAGCAACTTCAGAAAGAGAAGTATCCTATTAAGCTCTGTAAGCAGAAGATATAGACACATCTGCGAATTTAGAAGTGGCTTTAACGTACTTAAACCAATCTTCAACATGACTGGTGAAGATAACGATGCTATCGCAGAGACAGTTGAAAAACAATCTCTAGCTGTAAGCGCACTTATGAGTGTTAACGCTGTAAATACACTTGTTGGATTTACAAGCTACCTTAGTGATCTTAAAGAAGCTAAAGCTCTTGAGTCAGCTTTAACTAGAACACATGCAGATGTTGCTTATGTTCCATTCTTCCATAAAGAGACACTAAAAGTTAATGAGAACACAGATAGCCTAAGAAGCTACGAGAGAATCCAAGATATTGCTGCTAGCATTCTTAATAAGATTGCAGATGTAGTAACTGTAATGGGTCTTGAGTCTAACTATACTAACGTATTTGAGAAACTAGCTCCAGGCGTAAGAAAAACAGTTGTAATCGGTACTAACCCTTATGTAGCTAGATACCTAGGTCAACAACTACAACCATCTGTAAATGCTAGCGTAAGCAGCAACACATTTACACTAACACACGATACTGATGCTGTTATTGTAACAACTTGCAACCCACTAATGGATAAGAAAATTATCGTTAGCTTTATTAACCCTAGCAACCCAGATAGAAACACAGCTCCTGATATTCTAAACTTCGGTTTCGGTCTATATACACCACCATTCAACCGTGAAGTTCAAACTACAAGAGCTAACAGCACTGTTAAAGAGCTACACATTGAGCCAAGATTCTCTTACATCCCATCACTACCAATCGTAGCTGAGTTCGATATTGAGGGTATTACAGAGACTCTTAAAAAGTGCATTCGTGGTTACAAGGTTGTAACTAGCTTCTAATAGCTAGCTATAAGCTATAACCTAATAACACTATAAGACTACTAGTAGGAGTAACACCCTACTAGTAGTCTATATTTTTTTGTTTATAGATCAAAATGATCTATACATAGTTAGATATGTTCGAGTATAGATAAACTATACTCGAATGTACATCTAGCTAACATTACATCAGAATGACGTAATGTTAGCTAGATATTCTTTATATAGAGAGTAGTACAGATACTATATAGTATCTGTACTACTCCGTTTATGAAAGGAGGATAAAGACTATGGTTTCTGAAAGATTCGATAACATGTTCGAAGTAGGAACTATTGAATCTAGAGTAGATTATTTCATTAAGTCTATAAGAACTCGAATAGACAAATGTAATCTACCATCCCCAGTTCTAAATAAGTTTTATAAAGCTATAGATAGTTTAGTAGCCGCTAAACAACATTCCAATACAGCTTTAGAACAGCAACAGTTAAATGTAATACCTTATTTAGAGTCTTTTAACCACCAGTTAACTAGACTAGTTGGTTAAAATAGACATAAGTCACTCTGATAGCCTAACAAGCTATCAGAGTGGCGTAGTTTCAATTAGATATTATTTATATAGAAAGTATATATAATATTTTCTATTAGAGCTAGTATAATATAGAGAATAATAGCTAAATTCTTTATCTATTCTACTAGCTTATATCTAAAATATAAGGAGTCTAAAATGGTAACTATAGGACAAGAACCATTTCCAGATGTAGTAGAAACTCCTATACAGGAGTATGGGATAAAAGATGTTGAAAGAGATCTTAATACTAAAATGTATTGGGATGGTACCGTAGTTACAGATAACGGTACTCCACTACGTAAACCTAAAGTAGAAGGTGTTACTTTAGGAGAAGAGAATAAGATCTACGATCCTAGATTAAGTAAAGATCCATTAGTAAGAAGATTAGCTAATGAATCTGGTTATAATGGAGTTATATACGTAGCTCCTGAGAATAGAATAGTTAGTAACCCAATACCAGTAGTAGAAGAGGTTAAAACTGTTAAAGAAGAACCAGTAGTAGAGAAAGTAGATGTTGAGAAAGTAGTCTATGAAAATACTATAAAAGGTTCTTATACTGGTGATATATTAGGCACTATGGTATTAGCTTCACTAGCAGTAGCTGTTAAGTTAGTATCTAGCAGACTAAGAGATAGTGAAGGTGTATTAAGAGCTACTCTTAATACTGGTTTTGATAGTGTAAGTACTGATACTTATAGAGGTATAGCTAATAAGATCTTTGCTAGTTCTGGATTTAAATCTATAGTAGTAGATGATCTTACAGAAGAAGACTATACTGTCTATAAGACTGTATTAGAACTTAAAGCTAAAGTAGATAAAGATTTAGTTAGAGCTAAAGCTGAAGCTAATGTAACTGGTGATTATGCTAAAGTTAATGAACTTATAGCTACTGGTACTAAGTGTGATAGTGAACTAGAGTCTATGAAGATTATTAATAAAGATGGTAAACTAGCTAAGATAACTACAGGTTATGAATCTGATGTAGCCAGTTTCTTCGATATTAAGATAGTTAATAATGATCTTAAAGGTGATATAGACTCTAATAAATGGAATACTATTAAATACGTATTTACCAATGTAAATCCAGAAGAGCATGTATTCCATACATTAGATAGACGTAATAGACCATCTATGGTATATCCTAAGTATGAATTTACAGATGCTATTAAAACTTTATTTAATGGTTCTGTAGACGAGAAAGGTATATTCATAGTTACTAGAAATGTATTCGGTAGACCTAATCTTACTAATACTGGTTTAGATAATGATGGTAAGCCTATGGAAGATCTAGAGAAGCTATTTAACGAAGCTGTTGCTATAGCTAATGGTAATACTCCTATGGAGTGCTATAAACCATTAATAAACAACAATGGTGTTATACCTAACGTACATAGTTATCTATCTGGTTATGATACTAATATAGATAGTTATGCAGATGCTTATATTAGATTCATAGAGAAATATAAACTAGGTATGAACTTTGGTACTTGTAACCTATTTAACTCTGGTATAGATAGTAGTATACTTAATAAGAAACTACAATATAGTCCTGATAAGGCTAATATTAAACTTTGGAAAGAGTTAGTATATAGCCATAGTAAGAAAGACGATATGTTACTTAATATTACTACTGGAGATAAGATACTAACTAGAGAAGATTATAATAATCTACTCATGTCTTATACTGGTAATGTAAGTAACTTTGTTATTAAGAAGAACCCTACTGAAGAGGAGTTAAGACTTAGTAGCTTTAAGTTATCAGAAGGTAGCTTAGATCTAAGTTTAGGTAACCAAGGTATTATAAGTAAGTTTATAGCTGGTAAGAACTATGAATATAGTAACTATCTATTAGCTGGTTGTTTAGATCCTAATCTGATAGTATCTACATGGACTAGAGATAACTACGAGAAACACTTCTGCAATGGCTATAGATATAACTTAGAAGAGAACAGAGCTAGAACTGCTACTCAGTTACTAAGAGCTAATGGTATACAAGCTGAAGATATAGTGTTTATACCGCTTAGTAAGCTAGAAGAGAAAAATAGCTACTATGACCAAGAGACTGATACTTTTATAGTACTAAACGATAAGATGCCTAGTGTTAATGCTAGCCATCCTTATAATGTTGTTAATAGAAATAGAATAGACCTTGATACTGGAGCTAGTAGTAGTACTGGCTTCAGTATCTTAATAGAGACTACAGAGTCTGAATACCTAGGTAGAACATATTATACTAAAGTATTTGGTAATGTACATCCTATACCAGTATGTAAGAGTAAAACTGGTAGGTCTGCTATAGTAGTAGCTATTAAAGGTAGTACTGATAATAGTTTCGAAGAGAAAGTATATCCATTAACAGATAGTAAACTAGAAGAGTTAGGTATCTATAGTAAACCTATAGAAGCTATTAGTAATGGTCTAGATGATAAGACTATAGCTATTAAGAAATTCGATACAGATTATCATAGAGCAGATACTGAGTATGAGAAATCTAAGAATGATCTTAAGAAGAGCTATATAGATTGTCTTAAGTTAACACTAGACCAACAGAAGGCTATACAGGATTGTATAGCAAGTTCTATTAAGCAAGTTTATAGTATAGAGCTAGAGAAGATTAAACACGTTAATGATAAAGCTAAAGCACTTAGAGAGAGTAACTCTCTAGGTGCTGATTTGCTTAAATCACTAGCATCTAGTCTATCTAGTTTAGTTTCACTATGGAATCTTGCTAAAGGATTTTAAAATTTAAAAAATCCTATATTAAATAGAAAGTTAAATTAACGTAAAAGGAATAAAATGGATAGTTTACTTGCAAAAGCACTTGATGAACATACGCCACAGATGAACCATAGGTTCGTCCGTGGTATAGTTAAAGATGTATTTAAAGCAATACCTAAATATCTAGACAGAATGATTAGAATCAGTATGGCTAAAGTAGATCCTAGTATAGATTTTAAATATGTTGGTTATAAGATATGTACACCAGAAGAAGAGCTTATGGAGGATACTTTACCTAAAGCAGGTAATAGATCTGCAGATATAGCTAAGAATAATGTAAGGCTAGTAGAGTTTCAATTTGAATATAACGGAATGAGACTATCTAAGTATATATACTTACCATATGCAGAAGCTGGTAATATATTTACCATAAGTGGTACTAAGTATGTAGTTATGCCTGTAGTTACAGACTTAGTTATATCTGTTAAACCAGATAAGATATTCGTAAGGTTACATAGAGATAAGATCAACGTTACTTCAGAGCAACGTAGAGTTATACTAAATGGAGCTAGTGAACCTGAGTTACTTAGGATACTATATGCAGCTATATTTAACGCTGGTGCTAAAGATAAGATGCGTAAGGATGCTAAGACTCCATTAGGTTTATATCTACTATGTAGATATGGACTTAGAAAGACTCTATCTAAGTATACAGATATTACACCAGATGACCTATTTGTAAGATATGATCCTAATAACGAATATACACCTGATAAATATCCAGAGTATAACATATTTAGTACTGTAGGTGAAAAACCTAGACTCTATGATAAAGGTGTAGCATATAGGCAGCACTGTATGAAAGTGCTTATTAGGAAAGAGATAGATCGTGATAGTCTTATAAGTAATATCATAGGTGGTATCATAACTAGCTTCGATCTTATAAATGGCTATATAGAACAAGATATGGCTAAAGCTATAGATGCTGAAGAGAGAGCTTGGAAGAATCTGATAGCTTATGGTAAACCTAAGTCTAAATCTGATCAAGAGTATAAGAACTTAGCGTTTCTCTATAAGAAAGCTAAAGAGTCTGAGATTAAAGTATGGGGAGACATATTAGGTCGTACTATGTATCAAACTGGTATAACAGTAGATAAGATAAGATCTGATGTTAGAGAGCATATTACAGCTGTAAATAGCTACGTAGATGAGATAATAGAAGAGAAGTTAGTTAATATAGGATTAGATATACATAACTTCTGGGACATGTTAGTGCATATTATAAGAATATATTATACTAGTGTTAATAATGCTAAAGAGTATAATAGAAATCTTAACCATATACACTTAGATCTTAACTACTATATATGTTATGCTATCATTATAGGATTCAATAAGGCTGTTAAACAACTTAACCAACGTAATGAGAAATCTAGTAACGGTACTCCATCTAGAGAAGAAGTTAAGAAGGTTCTTAATATAAATATATCCGAGAAGATAATCTATAGTCTTACTAAATCAGTAACTCCTAACTTAGCATTAGCACAAGCTGACATTAGTAATGATAGCTTCTATTATAAAGCTACTTCACAACTAGAGAATCAAAATAGAGGTGAAGGTGTATATAGAGGTGGTAAATCTCCATTCCCGGATAATATTAGAACACTAACAGCTCCTATGTTCTGTTTTGGTAGTTTACTATACTTAATCAAAGCAGCACCATCACCAAGCCTACGTGCTAATCCTTGGGGCCAATGGGATGAAGCTACTGGACATATTATCATACCAGATCATCTTAAAGCTTCTATAGAGAAACTAGATCATGCTCTACGTGGTGTAACAGATGCTGATAATGTACCAGAAGAACTTAAAGCTCTTAATGATGATATGCTAGAAGATTTAAATAATGAAGAAAGAGAGGACGAGGATGTTGAATCAACAACAGATGATGCTGCTGAATCAGAAGCTGAGTAGTATCATAGCTAGTACGAATAACATAGAATACAATTTAAATAACATGCTAAGGCAAGGGGATAGATCTCCTGCCTTAGCAGATCTATCTATTAAGCTAATAGTAAACTTAGTTATATATAACTATATAGATCTGTTTATGAAAAATGGTATTAGAGCTTCAGCAGCTAGTATACTTAACACATTAGCATCTAGTAAGTATAATACAGCATTAGGTATTGCATATAGTAATAATGTAAATATATATCTAGATGGAGCTATACAACAAGCTGACAATATGATAAAAGAGATATTAGGAGGAAATAACAATATGATGTATACAAATATGGGTAATAATGTATATGGAGCTGTACAACCTACTATGGTAGTACCAGGACCTATGGTACAGCAACCTATGATGGGATATAGTAATAATAATTATAACTATAACACTACTGCTATGAATGCTGACGCTGGAGTATCTAAGTATAGTAACTCTAATACTATACAAGCTAATACTAATCCAGTACCAGTACAACAAGTACAGAATATACAAACTGTACAGGTACAACCAGAACCAGTAAGACAAGTTAAGAAGGTTATACCTTATTTAGCAGCTAAAGGCGTTACTTATAACTCTGAAGTAAGTAATCCTACAGGTAGAGAAGAAGATACATATCCTATCTTGCCAGCTACAGATTCTACTAGAGAGTATAGTACTGTATTACCTAATATAGTACGTTCTATATTAACTAGTACGAATGAATCTGATACTATACAACGTAATGTACTAACTAGAGTATCTTATACTGTTAAGAATCTATATACAGTACCTACTTCTAAAGTAGATAGTAAAGTAGATCTACAGCATATCTATAGTAACTTAACAGATCTAGCTAGATTATACTTATCTCTTAACCCTAAGACTGCACAAGGTGATATAGATACTATACTACTAGACTATAAAGATATATTAGCAGCTGTAGACAAATGTATAGATGTTATAGCAGATAGAGTACTTATAGATAATGCTCTTAAAGAGCTTTATAACCAAGCTGCTGAGGTTGCTAATAATACTAAAGTAGTTAATAATGATAAACTAGGTGTTACCGCTTATGGTTATGAATATAAGACAGATGGTATCTTATTATATTCTCCAGAGGTTATGGATACAGAGTTCTATCTATCTAATGCTATAGGTAAACTACATCGTTATAGCTACTCTTCTTTATTTAATAGTCTAGATAGTTTATTACCAGAGAAAGGTAATTATACTAGGTTAACTATATTCAATACAGATACTATGGTAACTATAATCGTTATGCGTAGTACAGTTGATACATTCCATTATAAGGTAGTATCTAAACCAGTTGATATTAACATTTAACGTAAGGAGATATAAAATATGACTATTAGAGATTTTAAAGCTAGTGATTACACTAGCTCTTCACTCTTAAGAAGCAATGAAGTTGAGTCTTTCTATTACTTAAATAGATTAACTCTAGATCAATACCAAGCTTACTCTCTATTAGATACAGTAACAGGTTATGTCTGCTATGATAGACTTAACTATACAGCTGATATGATAGAACAAGAGCTAACTAATTTTAATATAGAGCTAGATGCTATTAAAGCTAAATTAAGCTCTGTTACTACTATGGGAGAACTATTAGATGTTCTTAATATGTTGCACTCTGGTACTAATAGAACACAGTCTAAGTTTATAGAAGCTATCTATCTTAAACTTACTACATTGTTTACTACTATAGTACGTTATGTAGGTAATACAGATCTAAATATCGATGCTATAGACGAAGATTACCACGATGCTGTTAAAGTACTTAACCAGCATGGTACATATAGTCTAGTAGAACAAGAACTTAATAACTTAGCCACTTCTATAGCTAATGCTTTAGTATCTAATAGCTCTATATTTATTAAGCGCTATGAAACTACTGGTATCTCTTTCGAGTTATCTTATGTTACTCCTATAGTATTCTATCAAGGAGCATGGACAGTTAACTTTAGGACACCAGGTTTATTTCAAATCCATATAGGTAGCTTTGAGTTTACTAAACTATCTAATATAGTTAATACTACAGGACTATCTATATTTAAGCTCTATAATAAGAACCCTAATAGAGATAATGGTACAGTTACAGTTTACTTTAATAAACAACTTAATCTATTTACATTATTAGTATAAGTTTTAGTTAAAGTTACATTTAGTTACTCTATACCGCCATATAGAGTACATATACATATAAGGAGAATATTATGTTTAATTTCATATTTAAAACAGTTGCAGCAGCAGTTATATTTGCAGTAGGATATAAAGTAGGTAAAGATGGTATAGGTAAAACTATAACAGCAGTAGAGGATATGGTTAATGATGCATCAGATCGTGTATCAGCTGCATGGGATGAACTACTAGCTGCTGATGAAGCATCTAGAGCTCAAGCAGAAGCTACTCTAGATGAATATACTAAAGATACTGAAGATCCTAACCTAAAAGGTCTATAGTATGCTTATACATATGTTAACAGTTGGTACTACACCAACTTCTGTAGGTATATCTACGTTAACTAATAATCCAATAGATCTAGCAGAGTATCATGGAGATGAAGATGGTGGTTATATACTACCATATGATCAATCTTATTTATATAAACGTAGAGAAGATTTAGGCTTAGAGTTTGATACTATAGATATACTATCTGATATACCTTACTTTAATTCTATAAAAGATAAGTATATAGATACTGATAGTATATTTACTCTAGGAGAGTATCTATCTGATATAATCTATAATACTACACAAGATCTTAGTTATGCTACTGTAGATTTAAACTATGTAG